AATGCAATTACACAACACAAACACAGTCCAGAAAACCCTAGAGGTTTTATCAACTATTAACGAATTGATACAATCTGCAGATAAAAAAGCGGAGATGCTAAAAGAATCACTTAGACACTCGCACTCGTTTATGAGTGACAAGGGTAAGCGTAAAATGTACCACGATATAGATATTACGATTAGCGCAAAGTTGCGCCTAGTACAAAGATTTAATAACCTAAAATTTAAAAACCTATAACAATGAAATTTAATCCTAAAAACCTAACCATTACAAACTCATATGCAAACTATGAGGTTTTAGAAAACGATGTTACAACAAACATAGAAGTTACTTGGTCGTTTAGAACTTACAACCAAATGTTTAACACTGTCAAGATTGACCTAGATATAGACGAGGCGGTTCAATACGATGACGATGTAAGCGTAAATATCAAGTTAACCAAAGACGAAAAGAGATCGTTGTTCTCAATGATAGAAGACGAGGTTGAACAAGATGCGACTGAGTACGGTCTTCTAGAATGGCTAGACCAAAACGAGAGAATAGAGTACGAACGAGAAGAGTGGTAATAACAAAATGGAAACACTAATAAGGGAAGTAAAAGAGGTTATTAGGCTAGAAGGTCTAGACCAAAAAGACAGAAGAAGACACGTAATACACGCGAGAATGTATCTAATGAATCTTCTTAGACGTCACGAAATTAAGTTGATAGAGATAGGCGCAATGTTCAACCTAGACCACAGTACGGTGGTACACGCTCTAAACAAATACGAAGAACTAGAGTATTTAAATGACAAGATACTAATTAGAGACACTAAGAACCTAAGAGATATTTTTGAAGTTAAGTATTCCACTCCAAAGTTTAGCATAGTTTACGATGTTAACAATGCAACTACTCAACACGACTTTAGAGTAATACAGTCAAGAATGGAGCAAGGCGTTTATTCAGATGTAAACTACAAGTAATGAAAGGATTTATAAGATTGCATAGGCAGATGTTAGCATGGGAGTGGTACAAGAACCCAATAAGTTCTAGAGTGTTTATTCACTTGTTACTAACCGCAAATACAAAGGACACAAACTGTAAAGGTGTAACTATCAAAAGAGGTCAAACTGTTACAGGTAGAGCGTTCTTGTCTGAGGCGTTAGGTTTAAGCGTTTCTAACATTAGAACTGCATTAAAGAACCTAGAGAACAGTAAAGAGATCAAGGTAGAGAGTAACACTAGGGGAACGGTTATAACGGTGCTAAACTTTGATAAGTACCAAATAGATGAGACAGAACAAAAAGAGGTCAAGACCGTTAAGAGTGTTAAATCTATTGAGGACAGAATATACGACTTCAAAAAGTCTTTAGTCCCTCATCTAGATAAGTATGGCAAGACTGTACTAAAAAACTTCTCAGACTATTGGACGGAGAAATCACCTAGAGGTTCTAAGATGAGATTTGAGAAAGAAAAGGTATTCGATGTGTCTAGAAGATTAGCTACTTGGTCTAGGAATAACTTTAACAACACTAACCAACCGACACAGGCAGACGATAGAAGGCTACAAAACATAAAAAAACAACTTAAAAAATGATACAACACAAAGGAAAAGACTTACAATACCTAGAAGATTTTAGAGAGGGTAGAATTAAACAAGGCTTAGACATAGGTTCTCCTAAATTAGATAAGCACCTTAGGTTCAAAAAAGGTCAACTTAATATATTTATGGGTCACGATAACGTAGGGAAAACCTATTGGTTTACATTCTACGCATTAACTTTATCATTGAAACACGACTTAAAGTGGTGTTTTTGGTCGGGAGAGAATAGTAGTGGTAATATAATGAGAGATTTAATTCAGATGTACGTGGGTCAACCTTACAATGAAATACCTCTAGATGTTATTAGGTCATCTTACATTTACCTAGAGCAATTCTTTGACTTTGTTGATAACTCTAAGCTATACAAACCCGAAGATTTATTTGACGTATTCGAGAACACAGACGCAGACGCTTGTTTGATTGACCCATTCACAGGATTAGATAGAGATATGACACACGCGGGTAACTACAAGTTTTTGAATCAAGCTAGAGAGTTTTGCAATAGAACGCAGAAGACTGTTTATGTATCTAGTCATCCAAATAGTGAAGCGGGTAGAGCGGGTAATATATACCCCGAGGGTCACGATTTTGCGGGACATTTAAAAGCACCATTAAAAGCAAATATTGAGGGGGGTAAAAGTTTTCTTAACAGGTGCGACGATATGTTTATTATACACCGTTTAGTGTCGCATCCTACAATGCGATTTGAGACCGAGATTACTATAGAAAAGATTAAAGATAGAACTACAGGAGGTGAGTGTACTATGTTAGATGACCCTATTTTATTCTCGTTTAACAACGGTAACGGATTCACTCAAGGCCACTCAGACCCGTTAAAGACGCTTAGGTATCAAGCACCTAAACAAACAAGTGTTTTAAACAATATTAGAAAAAGTTCAGAAAGTTTAGAAGACTTTCCGTTTTAATTATTAACTTAGCAAAAAAAACAAAAACAAATGGATTCACTAAAATTTTTCGAGGGCATGATAGCACTCAACACAACAATGACAAAGATTAAACTATCTCTAGATGATATAGAGAGAAACAACCCAGACAGATTAGATCTTATTAGGTCAATGTCTACAAGTCTAAAAGACCTAGAACTTACCAAAGGTGTAATGAAAGACCTAGAAGAAAATTGGAGGGTAGAGTGCAAGACGTCATTTAGAATGACTCAACTCAATATAGAGTTACAGAACAAAGTATCTGACCTACAAGAAGAAATAATAGACTTAAATAGAGAATTATGATAAAAGTGGGTAGCGACTTCAGTGGTGTAGGTGCATTCAATCAAGCATTGATGCGTTTAGGCATAGAATACGATGAAATTTTTGCTTGTGATATGGACAAGTATGCGAGAGAAACATTTATACATAATTACGGAAAGCCTAAATACTATCCCAAAGATGTCTACGAAAGAGAAATTCCAAAAGAAAGTTTGGATATTTATATGACCTCACCACCCTGTCAAGCGTTTTCAATGTCGGGTAAAAGACTAGGCAAGGAAGATAGTAGGGGGGTGTTGTTTTTTAATAGTCACGAATTTATAAAGAAGAACCGTCCTAGATATTTTATATTTGAAAATGTTAAAGGACTGCTATCTCACGACAGTGGCAATACTTTTAATGAGTGGGTAAATATGCTAGGCGGAAAAAGTGTCAATGGATTACCTGTAATATTTCCCTACGAAGATTCTGTACCTTATCATATTTACTATAAAGTAATGAACGCAAAAAAATACGGAGTACCACAGAACAGGGAAAGGGTTTTTATAATTGGAGTTCGAGACGATCAGGATAATTATTTTAGATGGGCAAAAGAAGAACCATTGAACAAAAGACTAAAAGACATATTAGAATTAAACGTTGATTCTAAGTATGTATTGAGTGAAAAAATGAATCAATACTTGTCAAAATGTAATAATAGTGATTATGTTAAAGTAAAATCGGCGAATAAAAAAGGTTATGAGATTGCTAGATGTGGAGATAGCATAAATCTTAGCGTTCCCAAATCGGACACTAGGAGGGGTAGAGTAGGAAAAGGTGTATCTCAAACATTAGACACCCATTGCAATCAAGCCACTATGCAAGGTCAAGAAATAAGAAGATTAACACCTAGAGAATGCTTCCGACTGATGGACTTCCCCGACACGTTTTCTTGGGTCTGCTCAGATAGTCAAGCATACAAACAGGCTGGGAATAGCATTGTTGTCAGATGTTTAGAATTAATAATAAATAATTTAATTAAGTGAAGAAGTGTAAACACTGTAAAGAGCCATTCAAGCCATTGAACGCAAAGCAAAAGCATTGCTTAAAAAAAGAGTGTGTTAATGCGTGGGTTCTAGAAGCCAATAATAAAGCGTGGAATGCAGAAAAGAAAAGACTCAAGGAAGGACTAGAGACTGTATCTGAATTGACAAAGAAGACTCAAAAGCATGTTAACGATTATATCAGAGAGAGAGATAGGGGTAAGGATTGTATATCTTGTGACAAACCTCTAAAAGGTAAGTTTGATGCGGGTCACTATTTCGAAAGTTCTAGATACCCTAGTGTAAGATTTGACGAGTCCAACATACATGGTCAATGCGTAAACTGCAACAAGCACAGACATGGTAACCTCATTGAATATCAAGTAGGTATTGAGAAGCGTATAGGCGGTTTAGAGTTGTTTGATTTACATCAAAAGGCACATGAAAAGCGTGTTTATACTAAAGAAGAACTACGCAGTATCACTGAAGAATATAAAAAAAAGAAAAAAAACTTGCAGAAACAAAATAAATAATTAACTTTGTAATCAAATAATAAAAACCAATAACAAAATGAAACATTTATTCAAGGCATTAGCCAACTTTCAACATGAAGTACCTACTATTCACAAGGGTACAAAAGGGTACGGTTACTCTTATGCAGACCTACCTACTATCTACAACGTTATTAATCCTATCCTAGATAAGAATGGCTTAGGTGTAACACAACTACTTAACTCAGATGAGTTAGGAGATTACATTCAGACCATTGTGTTTCACTCAGAGAGTGGAGAAACTATAGAGTCTAAGACTAGAATACCTAAAGTTACTCTTAAGGGTATGAATGAGTATCAAGGTTTCGGTAGTGGTGTTACTTACTACAGACGTTATGCGATATCTTGTGCGTTAGGTTTAGTTACTGACGTGGATAATGACGGCGCACACGTTCAGCCAAAGAAGTATGTTAAACCTGTAGAAGAACCAACAAGACCATCTATATCTAACGAGCGTTTCGCGAAGGCGGTAGATTTAATTAACGACGGTAAGTACACAGTAGAGAAGTTACGTTCTAACTACTTACTTACAGATTTCCAAATTAAAGCACTAAAAGTAGCAAAGTTATGTTAAAAATAAGATCATCACAAGTAGGTAAAATAATGACGTCCTCTAGAAGTAAAGGGGACGTCTTAAGCAAGACTGCAAAGAGTTATCTAGAACAATTAGCCAAAGAAGAATTACTAGGTGTTAGAACTGAGTTCTCGTCTAAGTATACAGATAAGGGTAACATAGTAGAAGATGACTCAATAGCATTGGTAGAGAAGGTTAACGATATGGGCTTCCTATACAAGAACGAAGAACACTTCTCTAATGATTATGTTACAGGCACACCCGACGTGTTGACAGATGACGTCCTTATAGACGTTAAGTCTAGTTGGAATGTAGATACGTTCCCAATGTTTGACAAGGAACTAAAAAACAAGGATTACTACTATCAATTACAAGCGTATATGTGGTTAACAGATAGCAAGGTATCTTATCTTTGTTACTGCCCAGTGGATACACCTAAGTTCATAATTAAGGCAGAGGTTAGAAAACTACATAAGCCAAGATACTCAGACATCAAAGCCATTATTCTAAAGCATAAGTTTAATAGTGATACCGAAGATCGTAGAGTTAAATCTTTTCAAGTTGTAAGAGATGACGAGGTTATAGAGCAGATTAAAGAACGCATAGAAGTATGTAGAGAATATTATAATAACTTAATCAATGGATAAATTAACACACAAAGAACGAAAAGATATACCTGTATTCACAGGATTCCTTAACTACTTTCCCGATGCTATTCGGGAAGTAGCAAAGGCTTCAAGGATAGCAAACGAACAACACAATCCTAACACTCCCGTACATTGGGATAGATCAAAGAGTGGTGACGAGTTAGATGCACTATCTAGGCATTTGCTAGAATGCGGTACAATGGATGACGACGGTATCTTACACTCTACAAAGGTTGCATGGAGGGCGATGGCTAACTTACAGAAGGAACTAGAGTCTAGAGGTGAGGCATTTCTTTCTAAGTATAATCACTTAGAAGATAAAATAAAATAAAAGTTTTTTTACTTTTCTATTGCAGAAACAAAATAAGTGCTTATATTTGTATCAACAAAACGAAATAATAACACAAAAAACACACAAAATGACAACTTTAGCAAAATTTACAACATCAAAAGGCAATGATATTGAGATATACAAAACTTCAAAAGGGTGTATTGTATCTGATAAATCTTGTCAATTCGAAAGAGAATACATATTAGGTGAAGAAACTTTCTTGAATTGGGAACAACTTGAAAACGGTTACAAAAAAGTAAGAACAATCAGCCAAGTTATTAACGCTTGGAAAAACGAAGAGATACATTTTTAATATTTAAAACCAATGGGGGCGAAAGCCCCCTTTAAAACACAAACAAATGAACAAAATTATCACATCACTAGCAATCTTACTAAGCACTACATTATATGCTCAGTTAGATATTACCAACGACTTCGAGTCATGGACATTTACAAATACTGCGGGACTAGAGCCATACGGTGCTATCACCACAACATTAGCGGGAGGTCATCCATACGCTAACGATGACACTACCCTAATGGTTTCACCTTTGTACGAAGTGGCGGGAGACCTAGAGATAGACTTTAAGGTTAACGGATTCATTGAGAGAAACTACGACTATATGAAGTTTCAGTACAACCTAGGCGGTGGATGGATTACTCTCAAGTCAATGACAGGCGACAAGAACTACAAGAACTACAGTCTATTCTTAGAAGCGGTTGAGGGTATGATTCAATTTAGGTTCGCTTTGATTACTGACCACTCGGTCAACACATACGGTAAGCATAGACCAAACTCATGTTCATTTATAAACCTAATGTACTACGACGTGTCTTATTGGTCGCTATGGAGTGACAATGCTTTGCCTGTAGAGTTTGGTGGTCAAGAATCAGATTGCAACACTATAAAGTGGTGGACTCACTCCGAGAACAATTCTTTTATATATCTAGTAAGATACTCTGAAGATGGATTAGAGTGGGAAAATATGGGCGAGGAGGTGTATGCCGTAGGTTGGTCTAACACTATAAGCAGATATGAGATAGAGAATACTAAAGGCGGTGGGTTCTACTATATATTTCAATTAGACATAGATGGAGAGAACGAAGTGTTTGGCCCGTACGAAATAGACTGTAACTTGTCAGTAGATCCTTTACACAATAGCAAAACAATAGAGGGTTATTATAACACTATGGGTCAAAAGATAACACCCGACACTAAAGGTCTAAAGATTGTCAGATATACAGACGGAACTACTAAAACAATATACTAATGTTCAACAACAAACTACAAACAAGAACTAAAGACTATTACAATAAGCGTAACGAATTTAAGAAGTTAGTAATAGCGGTAAAGCAGAAACAAGAACGAATAGCAAACGAACAAAAACAACTAACAAATGTCACAACAAAATAGAATATTAAAGCATTGTCAAAGAATAGCACAAACACTAGGATTAACAGAGAACACACAAGGAGATGTTCACAAAGCGGGTGCGATACTCTTAGACATAATGAAAGACCTAGATACTCTCAGAGAGATTAGACAGGCACAAACAGAAAACCCTAACGATGCAGATTTAGGTAAAGAGGTAAAACTTCTTTTAAACAAGTAATCAATTAATAACAAATAAATCAAACAGAATGAGTCAATTCGAAACAAAAGACAA